GCTGTGCCGACAGCGGTGCAACGCTGAAAGATACGGCAAGGTATATGGGGATATCGGTAAGAACGCTTGAAAGATGGCGTGCGAAGTACCCCGAGATAGACAAGGCTCTTATCGGCAGGAACTTAAGCGACGGCGAGAGGGTAGAAAAGGCGCTTTTACGCAGGGCTGTGGGCTATACCCAGACGGAGATAACACGGCAGAAAGGCAAAGACGGCAAGCTTGAGATAGTAAAGACGGTAGAAAAGCAGGTGATGCCCAGCACCACCGCCCAGATATTCTGGCTTAAAAACAAGTGCGGTTATGAGTGGGACAGCGCACTGAGAGAGGATAACGAGGAGGACGAGGGCGGAGTAGTGGTACTGCCTGAAATTGACAATGAGCAATGAAAAACGGGTGATATGGTCTCCTCAGAAAAAGCAGGAGGAATTTTTAAAGCGGAGCGAATATGAAGCGTTATACGGAGGGGCTGCAGGGGGCGGCAAGAGCGACGCACTGCTCGCCGAGGCTTTAAGACAGGTGGAAATTCCGTATTACAGAGGGATAATCTTCCGAAAGACATATCCCCAGCTTAGCGAGCTTGAGGACAGGTCGGCGGTAATATACAAGGCGGCGTATCCCAAGGCGGAATATAACAGGACAAAGCATTGCTGGAGCTTCCCGTCGGGGGCGAAAATCTATTTCGGCGCAATGCAGTACGGCAAGGATAAGCTTAATTATCAGGGCAAGCACTTTGATTTTGTGGGGTTTGACGAGCTGACGCAGTTTTCGTGGGAGGAATACAGCTATATGTTTTCACGAAACCGGCCGGGCGGTCCCGATACAAGAGTGTACATAAGAGCAACGGCAAATCCCGGCGGTCCGGGACACTCGTGGGTAAAGCAGAGATTTATAACCGCAGGCGAGCCGTACACTCCGATAGTCGAGGAACACAATATCAAAACGCCCGACGGTAAGAGCGTAGATATAAAGCGGTCGAGGGTGTTCATACCTGCCTGCGTGTTCGATAACAAGGAACTGCTCAGCAACGATCCTGCTTATCTTGCGAGCCTGTCCATGCTCCCTACCGCCGAAAAGAAAGCACTGTTATACGGCGATTGGGACAGCTTTTCGGGGCAGGTGTTTGACGAATGGCGAGACGATCCGAATCATTACAAGGACAGAAGGTGGACTCATGTCATTGAGCCGTTTGAGATACCGCCGCATTGGGCGATAACGAGAGGCTTCGACTTCGGGTATACCAAGCCCTTTTCTGTAGGGTGGTATGCGGTGGATACCAAAGGCTGTATCTACAGGATAAGGGAGCTGTACGGCTGTACCGAAAAGCCTAATGAAGGCGTAAAGCTTGAACCGTCAGCCATAGCGCAGGAGATAAGACGGATAGAAAGGGACGATCCTAATCTCAGAGGCAGGAATGTATACGGTGTTGCCGATCCCTCGATCTTTGACAAGAGCCGAGGGGAGAGCGTTGCGGATATTATGGCAAGGGCTCCGTCGTATGTGATATGGACTCCGGGAGACAATGCGAGGATAGCGGGCAAGATGCAGTATCACAACCGTTTTGCCTTTAACGCTGACGGAATGCCGATGTTCTACTGCTTTAATACCTGTAAGAATTTTATAAGAACCGTTCCTGCGCTGACCTATGACGAAAGGAACGCAGAGGATATTGACACAAGGCTGGAAGATCATATTTACGATGAGTGCAGATATGTGCTTATGGAGCATCCCGTTGCGGCGCCCTTGCAAAAATCGCTGCCGCCTGCCGCAGACGATCCTCTGGAGCTGAATGCCGTGCCAAGAAAAGAAACATTCTATATGCTATAAAGCGTGAAGGGAGAAATATGAAAAGGAAGATAGGTAAAAACGAGGTGCTTGCCGCCGCAGGAATACTGAAAAAGTACAAGGAAGGCAAGTCGGTGCTTGAAAAGAGGATAGTGTCAAACGAGCAGTGGTGGAAAATGCGGCACTGGGGCGAGATATGCGGCGACAGCGACGATACAGCGCCGAGACCTGCGTCTGCGTGGCTGTTCAACTCGCTTGCCAACAAGCACGCCGACGCTATGGACAACATACCCGAACCCTCTGTACTGCCAAGAGAGCGCAGTGACGAGGAGTTCGCAAAACAGCTGTCGCTTTTGCTGCCTGCCATACTTGACAGGTGCGGATATGAAAAGTTGTACCGTGACGGCTGGTGGTACAAGCTGAAAAACGGCAGTATGTGTCAGGCGGTGCTGTGGGACCCCGAGCTTGAGGACGGAAGAGGGGATATCGCAGTTAAAAATGTCGATTTGCTGAATCTGTTCTGGGAGCCGGGCATAAACGAGATTCAGGACAGCGCAAACCTGTTCTATGTAACCTTGTGGGATAAAGATAAGCTCAGAGCAAGCTACCCCGGGCTGTTTGACAGCGTACCGGGCGAGGCGGTAAGCATTGCAAAGTACAAGACCGACGATATGACCGATGACAGCGAAAAAGCCGAGGTGGTGGACTGGTACTACAAAAGAAAGGTAAACGGCAAAAACCTGCTCCACTATTGCAGATTCTGCGGTGAAAAAGTAATATACGCAAGCGAGGACGATGAGAACTGCGCCGACGGCTTTTACGCTCACGGACGGTATCCGTTTGTGATAGATCCGCTGTTTACGCAGGAGGGAACGCCGTGCGGATTTGGCTATATCGATGTTATGCGTGACGCCCAGACCTACATAGACAAGCTGTCGCAGGTGGTACTGGAGCATACGGTGCAGATGAGCAGGAAGAGGTATTTTATAAGGCAGAACAGCGCGGTAAACGAAGCGGAGTTTGCCGATATGCGAAACCGCTTTGTCCATGTGGCAGGTAATCTCGGCAATGATGATATCAGGGAGATAAAGGCAGAACCGCTTGACTCGGCGGTGATGAGTGCCCTCAGCTTCAAGATAGACGAGCTTAAGGAAACAAGCGGCAACCGTGACTTTTCGCAGGGTAGCACATCGGGCGGAGTGACGGCGGCAAGCGCAATCGCCGCACTGCAGGAGGCAGGAAGCAAGCTGTCACGGGATATGATAAAGGGCACATACTACGCATTTGAGGAAGTATGCACGCTGATAATCGAGCTTGTACGGCAGTTCTATGACAGCGCAAGGCAGTTTAGAATAACGGGCGGCTATGCCGAGTTTGACAACCGTGCAATGATAAGCAGGGAAGTATCAATGTTCGGAGTGCCGATAGGCGAAAAGAAGCCTGTGTTTGATGTGGTATGCACAGCGGCTAAGAAGTCGCCGTTTTCAAAGGCGGCGCAAAACGAGCTTGCGCTTCAGCTATTTAAACTTGGCTTTTTCAAGCCCGAAATGGCGACTGAGGCGCTGGGCTGTCTTGATATGATGGATTTTGAAGGAAAGGAGAGCGTAGAACGCATTATAAAAGAGGGCGCGACGGCGCAGGGGAAATATGACGAGGATCAGAATAGATAAACATCTTACAGGCAGGGATATTTATATAACGGGGCATTGCTCAAACGGAAAAGACAGCTCTGCAGAGCCGATACTTATCTGCGAGGCGGTAACGGCGCTTGCACAGACCGCCGCCTGCAATGTGTATGACAGCGAGGACAAGGGCGAGGCGGATATCATAGATATAACCCTTAAAAGCGGACAGGCGGTGATAAGCTACATAACCGACAGCGATATGCTGAATGCGGCGGTAGACGGTATCTGCAGGGGATTTTCAATGCTTGCCGAAAACTATCCCGAATATATCGAGTATATCGAGCGATAAGGAGGTGAAGAAATGGCAGAAGAACTTACGGCGGTAATAAAGGGCGATGAGGCGGTAAGCTCTTTATCCGCTTTATCGGAAGGCACGGCTGAGAAAAGCGAAAAGGCGCAAGCTGCGGACAATATCGCAATAGGCGAAAGCAATCGGGAAAGCGGTACGGATATTCCCGAAAAAAACGGTGATGAAGAAAAGGCGGCACAGGATTTTAAAAATGCGGTGCTTCGCTTAAAGGCTAAGAAAGCCGAGAGGGCGGACTCGGTGATAGGTCTTGCGGCGAAGGTGTACGGAGCGGATAAGGACGACTATGACGGGATAGAGTCGGCGTTATACGAAAGGCTGATAGCCCAGGGCAGAAAGAACGATATGGCGTACAGGCTGAAAAGCTGGAGGGCGGAAAGCGAGGCAGTAAAGGAGCAGTACCCGAACTTTGACCTGAAAAGCGAGCTTGCGGGCAGGAGATTCTTCTCTCTTTGCTACAAGGGGGTGAGCCTTGCCGACGCTTATCTTATCACGCACAAGGATGAGATAATAATGGCGGCTATGGAGTATGCGGCGGCTGAGCTTACAAGAAACGGTGTGGGAAGGTCTGCGGCTGACAGAGTGAGAGAGGGCGCATTATCGGCGGCAGACGCTGTGCCGGGCAAACCGAAGAAGCTGTCGAAGAGCGAGCGCAGGGAGCTTATCAGGCGCACAGAGCGAGGGGAGAGAATAGTATTATAGCGGCTGTGAGCCGCGGCAATGTGCCGCCGCAAATTCCGACCTTTAGCAAGGTTTGTGGGGATTGAAACTTCGGCTAACGGTCGGGGTTCAACGGTAGCTAAATTTGGAAAAGTGCCGCACGGCGATGAGCTATAGCGAGTTCCGATTAATCGTTTTGATTTAATCCTGCCGTCAACGCAACTTTGATATTAACCAAACATTTAGGTAGGCGGAACTGCCTGCCGGTGCAACCGGCAAATTCCGCCTTTGCGGCTGTGAGCCGCCTCAAATTCCGACCTTTTGAGATGTTTGTGGGGAGCGAAACTATGATTAACGGTCGGGGCGGCAATGTGAAACTTATATCTCTGACCTGTGTGCAAGGTTTGTTGGGAGCGAAACCTCGGCAAACGGTTGACGCTTGACACTTCGTTTATTCGGAAAAGAAAAAATGTTTTTGCCGATTATATTCGGCAAGCCGCACAAGCGGCAGAAAGGCAATTATATGAAGATGAGAAAGATCGAACTTTGTCTGTTTGATACACAGACTACCGACAAGGCATCTCTTTCGGCGGAGATGAAGACCTTTTACGAGAACACGCTTATAGATATGGTGGAGCCGAAGCTGGTGCATGACCGCTTTGCAGACAAATACCCGATACCCAAAAACGGCGGTAAGACAATTGAGCTGAGAAAGTACAGCTCGCTTGCAAAGGCAACAACGCCTCTTGTCGAGGGTGTTACTCCTGCAGGAAACTCGCTGTCCGTTACGGCAAAGACGGCTACCGTAAACCAGTACGGCGACTACATAAAGCTGTCTGATATGCTGGAGCTTACTGCGATAGACAACAATGTGGTGCAGTCAACAAAGCTGCTCGGAAGCCAGTCGGGACGCACTCTTGACACGATAACAAGAGAGATAGTAAACGCAGGCACCAATGTAATATATGCACCCAAGAGCGATAACACCGAGGTGCTTTCCCGTGATATGCTGGACAAGAGCTGTGCGCTCAGCGTTGACACGATTTTCCGTGCAGCGGCTCAGCTTGAGTCTATGAACGCAGACGGAATTGACGGCGAGAGCTATGTAGCGCTTATTCATCCTTATGCGGCGTATGAGCTTATGAAGAGCGCAGAGTGGGTGGATATCCACAAGTACGCCGATCCCGAGAGCGTGTTCAAGGGCGAGATAGGCTCTATAGGCAATGTCCGCTTTGTTAAGAGCACCGAAGCAAAGATATTTGCTGATGAGAGCTGTCCTCAGTTCTATCAGCTGACCTCCGACGCAAATTTCCTTGAGGGCAAGGACTATTACAAGAAGTCGGGCGACAGCTATACAAAGGCAACTGTTACGGCAGGCTCTTCTGTAACAGAGAACGAATACTATGAGAAGAAGGCGCTTGCGGTATTCTCAACGCTTGTTATCGGCGCTCACGCTTATGCCGTGACTGAGGTGTCAGGCGGCGGCCTTCAGCACATAGTAAAACAGCTGGGCTACGGCGACGATCCGCTGAACCAGAGAGCAAGTGTAGGCTGGAAGGCGGTACGCACCGCCGAGATACTCTCCGATGAATATATGGTGAGAATAGAAAGCTGTTCTCCCGTATACTCAGAAAAGACTGCGGCGAACTGATAGCTTAAACATAGGGGAAATATAGCGGCACAGTCGGTATGCAGGCTGTGCCGGCACAATAACAAGGCGCATACGGGAGGGTAAGGGGATAATCTGAAAGGGGAAAATATGAACAAGGATATAACAAAACCCGTTGCGGTAAAGCTTTTTAAGGACAACGACAAATACAGCTCGGATGTGTTCGTTTCGGTAAACGGCAACAATTATCTTATACGCAGAGGCGAAACGGTAACTGTGCCGTTATTTATAAAAAAGGAGCTTGACCGCTCCGAAGCACAGCGCAAGAAGGCGGAATATTACCGTGACGAAGGGTGGAAGCAGTCGCTGATAGTTCAGGAGGGGAAGTAAATGACAGTAAAAGAGGTTGTTGACAGAGCCGACCGCCTTCGCCCGAATGATGTATCTGCCGAAGAGAAGCTAAGGTGGGTAGCGGACATAGAGAGCAGGATATATGAGGATATTTTTCTCACGCATGAGCATGAGGGGCTGTCCTTTACCGATATAGAGGCGGTTAGTAGCGGCACGGACGCCGAACTGTTTTTGAAAACGCCGTATGAAAGCATATACATACTGTTCTTATGCTCGCTTATCGACTTCTGTCACGGAGAGTATGACCGCTTTGTAAATGACACGGCGGCATTTGAAGAAGAGTACGGAAAATTCTGCCGATACTGGAACGCACGGCATATAAGCATCGGCAGAACACGGATAACGGGATAGGAGGACTTATGGCGGCTGAGATAAACAGAATATATACCGTGACCGACAGCGCAGAAACCTTCGGCGGAATAGACAGGTCAAACGGTACGCCGCTTGGGTACTGGGATAAGCTTTGCAATATGGATATGTCGGCGTATCCGTCTATTTGCACCTGTGCGCCTTTTTCCTATAAGGAGCTTGATGACGGGATAACGGGATACACCTTTTTCGGCGGAGAGA